ATGGAGGGCAAGATGGATATTTATTTTAAAGGACAAGTGCTTAGAGTCAGTGTTGAATTTCGGGACAACGCGGGAGACCTTGCTGACCCTACAACTATTGACTTTAGTTGGAAGGTAGATTTTGAAGATTCTGACAGTTACGAATATGGAACAGACCCAGAGCTAGTAAGAGATAGCTTGGGGCTTTACTACGTTGATCTAACATTGTCTATCTCTGGCACGTATGTTTATCAATACATTGCTGGTGGACTAATTGAAAACGCAATTGAGGACTCCTTTCTGGTTATTACTGAGTTAGATACTAAGCCCTTAGTTGAACTCAATGTTGCAAAGGACTTTCTTCGTATAGCTCACACAGACGATGATGGCATTATTCATATTATGTTACTTGGGATTGAAGCAACCGTAAAAGAGAATTTGAGCAACAAAGTTATTGCAGAGGAAACAAGCGTTTATCTTGATGGCGGAGTGAAGCATTTGCGGATACCTCGGGTGCCGGTAAGTGAGGAAACAGGCGATGAGATTCTTGTCCACGATGATATTTATAATGTCGATGTGGACGAGGACATGTACAGACTTATTCCAACAACCGGCCAGATTTTCTACAACAACGAAGCAACCATGTGGCCAGAGGGAGCTAAACGATATCTAGTTACTTATACAAGTGGTTACTCTCTTCGTACTGATTTTGCCGAAGTGCTTGAAAGAATAAAGCTTGCTGAGTTGACATGGCTTTCCGATATATATTATCAAAGGGGAGCGTCTACCAAGAAAGAAACCATCGATGAAGTATCACAGTGGTATGACATGACCAGAGATATGCCGTTGAACGTTCAAACACTTCTCCAGGGATTGCTGGATGTTTACAATGATTTTTAATAGTAGACTAGATATTTACCGACCGGCCCGTAGCTTTGAACATGGAGAAGTTAAAAGAACCTATAGCCTACTCCATGATCTACCGTTACATTGCCATCTCAAGTTTACTGGCGGGGAACGGATGAGCGCTGATAAACAAACGCCCTTGCGTGAAGCTAAAATGATCTATGAACATGCGCCTGTTATCCTTACTGTTCGGGACATAGTAAAGATCGGCAATGCTTTCTTTCGGCTACTGTATCCGCCTGTGTCTCGCTTTGGTCTATCAAATCGGAGAATTTATCAGGTACAGGTTGTAGAGGTTTTTGATGTGGTGATTATCTAATGGGTTGGGAACGCGATACGGCAGCTATGGGTGCTTTTAATCAAAAGGTGCAAAGAGACCTAAAACAGCGGCTAGAGAATGCTGCTGCTTATGCTGAAACAGCCGTAAAGAGAGAGCTTAGTAAGCCTGGTATGGGTAAACTCTATGGGAGTCACCGAGCGTCTATTCCAGGTCAACCACCCGCTGTTTGGCGAGGAGACTTACGGGCTAGTATTACCCATAAAGTTATACGGGCTGGTATGTTTTTAACTGCGTTAGTTGGCAGTAACAAGCGCACTGCGCCTCTATTGGAGTTTGGTACTAGCAAGATGGCACCACGGCCCTTTATGCGGAATACAATAGAGAGAATACGACCGATACTTTGGAGATTGATGGCAGGGGAGAAAAACTAATGGCTGATTTTAAACAGATCGAATGGGGATTAGAAGCTTACTTAACAGCTGATGAAGCGCTTACTGCTTTGCTTGAAGAATATGATGGCAAACCAGCTATCTTTAACTATACAGCTCCCCCAGGAGCAAAAGCCCCATACATCTGTTTTTTCTCTCTAAGCATTCTACCCAATGATACATACGACACACGACAGGATGACGCTGTTTATCAAATAAATGTTCACACGTTCCAAATGTCAACCGCGTATGATATATACAGTGTGCTTGATGATCTACTTCACCTACAAACATTTACAATTGATGGCTACAATAATTTATTCGTAAAGCGGATAAGGGGCATTGGCCGACTTCAACTTGAAGAAGAGGAAGAAGTGCTTGGCCTAAGTGCTGACTATAGGATACTCCTTCAAGAATAGTCAGTGGACTCTACCGCCTGTTTATAGTATAATTACCAAGTGAGTGAGTACTTGAAAGAAAGGAATGGTTGATATGGCATTCGTAGCGATTGGAACTACTTTCTCAATCAACAGTGAGCCTGTTGCTGAGCTTACTAAAATTGACGGCCCAGCCTGCAAGCGGGACGACATAGACGTAACCAGCCACGACTCTAGTTATTGGAAAGAGTTTCTACCTGGCTTAATTGAAGCTGGAGAGATCGACTGTGAGGGCAACTATGTACCAAATGACGCGGGTATGCAAGAAGTTATCGATGCAATTTCGCTCGATACTACGCTTGTAGCTTTTGCGGTTGCTGCCCCAAACGGTTACGGTTTTTCTGGTAACGGAATGCTTACTGCCTTTAAGGTGTCTCTCCCGTTTGACGACAAAGCGGAAGTAAGTTTCACCCTAAAGATCAGTGGCGAGCTAATTTTCGATTCACCAAGCTAAGTTAAAGTAATGTACATTTAAAAAGGAGATTGTCATGGCAGACAAGCTAGCAAACTTGCACAAAAAAAGTGTGAAGATCGAGGTTGACGAGGTAGTGTACTACCTACGGTATGATCTTAATGCTCTTGTAGTGTTGGAAGAAGCTTACGGGAACATTGAGGAAGCGCTTAATTTTGAAGAGAACCCAAAGGGAGCGATTGGGAAGTTACTAAAAGTACTATTCGTTGGCCTGATGGCCAACCATCCCGATCTTACTGAAAAGGACGTTGGCTCTTTATTTACTGTAGAGAATATGACAGATTTTCAGGAGGCTATAGCTAAAGCAATGGACGCAGCTATGCCCGAAGGAGTTGACGAAAAAAAAGCGGGGACTCCCAAAGACCACCCACGCAAGACAAAGAAGTAAATTGGGCGTATATCAGACACACGTACCAAATACTGTGTCAGAAGACAGAACAGGACTTTTGGGAGGCGACCTACCAAGAAATTGATGTAGCACTTATCGCTGCCATGAAATTTGAAGATGAACACACGCTACCCTTGCTAGCTCTCCATGCTACTTGGGTAGCTGTTCAACAAAGGGAGAAAAAGCTCTTGAGTATCGAGAAGTTGATGGGCGATAAACAGATGGGTGGGAAACAATCTAAGAGTGAGATGATGACAGAGGTAGGAAAGCTTGCTGACTTTCACGCCAAGCACAAAGCAAAAAAGAAAAAGGAAGAGATGAAGAAACTTGCCTGATGCACGATTAGGGACTCTGTGGGTTGACATTATAGCTAGAGATAGCAGATTTCTTAACCAAATGACTCAGATCGGCAGTAAAATGTCGGCTCTGGGCATTGCTATGACCAAGAATATAACACTACCGATTGCTGCTGCTGGAGCTATAGGCTATAAAGCAGCTGCCGAGATTGGTAAAGGATATATGCTTGTCGCCCGACAGCTTGGTTACACCGGCAAAGAACTCGATAAACTTATGGTGCGATTCCGAAAAGTATGGCGGGACGTTCCAGAACAGTCAGAGGTTGTTGCTGGTGTCTTAATTAACGTTGAAAATCGTTTCAACCAAACGGGTAAAGCCGCGGACAATATGACTAAGAAAGTTCTTGACTTTGCACGTATCATGGGTGCTGAGCCTGTAGCTGCTTCCCGTGAACTTGGTATGTGGTTTCAACAGAATGAGGTTTCGGCTAAAGACCAATCGGACACTCTAGATATGTTAGCATACGCTTCCCAGAAGTCAGGTATCTCCATTGACCTATTGGTTCGTTCTCTAAACAGTAATAGCCAGATGCTCCAACAACTCGGCTTTGATACTAAAGAACAAATCGCTTTGTTTGCTTCATTTGAAAGCGCTGGCTTGAAAGCAGAAGATACAGCGGTTGCTCTCCGTATGGCCGTTGCTGCTGCTGCCGATGAAGGGTTTGCAACTGGAGAAGAAGGCATTAGATCATTCACCAAACGAATCAAAGAAGCTCCCAACGAAATGGCAGCTACCAGTATTGCTATTGAAATCTTTGGTCGTAGAGCTGGGCCTACTTTGGCAGCTGCTATCCGCCGAGGCACCTTTTCGGTTGATAAGTGGTCAGCCAAGCTAAGTAAATCAAGGGGCACGGTTGAAAGAACAACCCAAGCCACTATGGCACTTAGCGACCGTATGAAAATGTTGGGCAAGAAAATACTGGGTCTCTTTGAGCCAATCGGCAAAGTATTCATTTATGCCTTTGAAGATATTATCCTACCAGTGTTAGAAAAAGCTGCCAACTTCACAGATAAATGGGCAGATGCAATGGATAGTGTGCCTCGACCTGTTCTAGCGGTTATTGGTACTCTGCTTACTCTTGTGGCTGTTGCGGGGCCACTGATCGCTATCATAAGCTGGCTGGGTAACTTTGCTATTTTGAAGTATGGACAAATAGCTGCTGGGATACAGGGTATCTATTCGTTTGTCTTTCTAAAATGTGCTGCCTTGTCCTACGCTGCGGGTATAAGTATGGGCGCTGCCTTTGGACTGATTCTGCTAATCTTGGCAGCGGTTGCTGGGGCTATCTATGCTATTGTTAAAAACTGGGATAAGTTTGCCAAGGTGTTTATGCCGGTAACGGATGCTCTTAAAGAGCTATGGGCTACTCTAAGAGATATATTTAGTGATCTGTTTGCTGTATTAAAACCAATGCTTATACCGGCTCTAAAGAAGCTGTCTATTATCGTTGGGATTGTTCTTTTGGGAGCCTTTGGTGGCTTAGCAATCGTTCTGATACTTATAATCAATATCATCACTGCTATCATCAGAGTGTTTATCGGTCTTGGGAAGATCATCGTGGGTGTCTCTCAAATCATGCGTGGATTTATTACTGGTAATAGTGAGCTAATGGCAGCTGGAATTAAGAATATGGAAGACGGCGCTAGTGAGATTGGCAATGGTATGAAAGATATGGTGATGAATAGCGGTAGGCAAATTGCATCCGTTATGAGGGCGGTTGCTGATGGTACCACTGCTATGATGGATGAGTTCAACAAAGAGGCTGCTAAAAAAGGAGCAGAAGGCGGTAAGGCATCGGCAAAAGCATTTGAAGATATGAGCGCAGACGAGCGCAAGAGAGCGCATAAGAAACAAGTATCCGAACAAATAAAGAGGAACAAAGAGATTGCCCGGTCGCAAGGAAAAGGTGGACAAGAAGCCGGTAAAGCCTACCGCATGAGTTTTGAGGAAGAGGTTTATAAGAAAGGGTTTGCTAGGGCAGTATTTGATAGAGGGCGTAGGGAACAGCACAAACGAGAAATAAAGCAAGAAAAAACCCACCAAAAATTTATGGGTGTGCTGCGTGGTAGCGCACACAAAACAGAAGAAAGAGACCGGGTAGATCATGGCAGGTCAGTTCTTGATATACTACGCCGATCAGATCGAAAGCGAGAACAAGAGAATAGGCAAAGCCATACTAAACAAGGGAATGACACCAGAGCGATACAAGGGGGTATCATTGGTTGGTTGTCGGGTGTACCAGCAAAGCAAGCATTCGCTATGCGAAACAACTCTACACCACTTATTACTTCTTTACAACCGGCTTGGCATGCTCATGTGACCAATACCCAAACAATATTACTAAGACTTGGTAGCTGGTTAGGGGGTATCCCCGAGTACTTTAAGAGTGTGGTTGCTGCTCAAGCCAATTACATTGTTACTATGTTTTCAATACCCTTCCGTGGAGCAACTGCGGTTGTCAGAGCCATTCTAAACGTTTTTGCTACTAACTATCTAGCCAACATACCGATGTTTTTTAAGAACAGTATTCTTGGTGGCGTTCGTAACATGTTTGAAGCTGGTCGATCACTGGCTGAGAGCATGATTAAAGGTTTTATTTCCCGCGGTGTTGCCGGTGCTGAGAAATCAGGAAAAGATGCCGGTAAGGGTTTTGGAAGAGGGCTTAACAAAGATACCAAGAAACAGGCTGAGCAGTTTAGTAGTGGCGTTATTAACACTATAAGAAAACGCTTGGGTATCAAGTCACCTTCAACTGTTTTTCTTGAGATGGGAAAAAACTTACGTGAGGGCTTGCTAGAAGGAATAGAGATAGACACAATTAGAGATACCCTAGAGGATAACTTTAGCGAATTGGTTGAGGAAGACGTTAAGATATGGGAAGAGATGCCGAAAAGAATTAAGAAAATCTTTAAGGACTTTGACAAGTGGTTGGCGACTGTTCCCCGTATGCAAGCAAGAGCTATGCTCTCCCAAAAAGCTAGGCACATCCCAGATTCCCTAGTACCTGAGTTTCAAGAGCTGACCAGAAACAT